TTTGAACCACCTGCTAGTGCTTATGCCCCTATTTCTAAAAAAAGTTGTCAACCCGGTCCATTCCTCCACTATTTTCCTTTTGTCGTTATGAGCTTTACCTAGATAACGGATCGCAATCATCTCATTCGATAGAGCTAGACCCTCCCCCGAGATTCCTTTGTATCGGAACTGGAACTTAGACCAGCCATAGTCTTCTATTTGGCCTCCTCCGATCAACTGAGTGTCTGGATCTGATTTCTCGACAATCTCGAAACTCAAGAAATTTATTCCACTCTTCACCACAATCTCCTCAGTTTCTTTTTGGGTTCTCGACATGCTTAATAGCATCAGAACACCAATCATCCTATCGCCGTGCGAGATCTTTGATTCGTTTCTGATCATATTGGTGAGATCGTTTCTGTTGTCCAAGCCAGCTAATCTAGAAGAAGCAATTCTCAAATAAGAGTTGCCCATTTGCGTCTTCTCTGAATCTTTGAAAATGGCATCAGTGACTTGAGACAGCATGGCCAACCTCCTAGCGAAATCCCTAGTGATCTTAAGAGTTCCAATCGCATAAGATTCCCAATCAATCTTCTTTCTGGAATTTTTGTCTGGTCTCTCCAACACCTTTTGGATGATTTTTTCTATACTGACGAAACCTGATCCATTACTCTCCGAGTCTTTTCATAGATATGTCTTTGCTCCTTAGAATCAAGGCATTCAACACTCTCATAGGGTCGTCCTCCATGTTGTTGAACACAATAGTGTCTTCAAGTGTTGGCCTAATCCATGGGTTCATGTCTCTAAGCTTGACGAATTCTTGCATAACTCTATTTTCATGCTCACCGCCTATTAGAGGTTCACCATGATAGTGCCCCCCCCAGACAGCTTTACACACATCAAATGGCGACATTCCATATGGAGACTCATACCTGACAGCAGATGAGTAAGTGTATTGAGCTGGCCTGTTAGTTTTTTGTTTGGGTAGACTAGGGTATCTCTTGGACTCGATGATCTTGTTCAAGATGAGCTCATGGATCTCTTTGCCAGGCATGTGATCCAACCAGGTTTGTTCCGATGCCATGTCTAATTTTGAACAAAGGGTTAACAGCATGAGGAGCGAAGCTTTTACTCTTGACGAACCCTCCATCGTTGCCTCCTGGAAATAACAGCAGGGACTATGTAACACATATCTCGCCGCAGTGACAGAGTGAGAATTCAGCTGCCATGTGGAGGAG